CGATTATTTTTTCACCAGCATTTGCTCCACCAGAGGTAGTTCTGTCTAAAAGCAAAACTCCAGTTTCATCTTCTAGTTCAATTTCAAATTCTACAACACTGCTTGTAGAACCGGCCTCTAAAACTAGATTATCATCAGCATCACTACTAGAAGAGTCTGTACCATCAATTGCAAGTGAACCATCAACGACAGAAACAAAACCAGTTGCTGTTTTTGTAGAGGTTCCTGACTCTGTTGCTGTAAATGTAAGTACATCGCCAACTCTATAGTTTGCACCTACATCATCAATGATAACTCGACTCACACTACCTGTCTTGATTGAACCAACTTTTGCTAAAGCTTCTCCATTACCTATTGCAGATTGAGTGTCAAGACTTAAATCATCACCAACAGAATATAACTTACCACCATCAGTAACCGTATAAGATGTCACAATACCTCGCACTGTAAATGACATTACAACATCTTGAACAGTAGAAGTTCCTTGTATAACTTCACCGTCTGTAAATGTTCCCACTAATGAAGCAGGATTAATTTCAAATTCAGTTATGGCCTCTCCACTCTCTGCTGTAGAAAGTGCGTTAGCAACAACAGCAGTTGCACCAGAGGTTTGACCAGTTATTACCACTCCTATCATCTCACCACCAAGAGCATTTGCTCCAGGCGAACATCTTATGATTGTTTGATATCCCCATTTACCATCAGAAGCTCTCATCATAAATTTGTTTGGATATGTTACTTCAATATTCTCATCTAGTAACATTCTCATAAAAATCTTATGACCTTCAGAGGTTCCTTTTGCTCGATATAACTCTCGTATATTTTTAATGAGGTTTCTTTGATCTACTCCAGTTGCAAGTTCTTTTGGAATAGCGTTCATAAACGAATCTCTTAGTTGGTCTAAGAAATCGTATATGGTATTGTCTACGTTTGCGTACTCTAAAAGTTGCTGTAAGTTTTGTACAGGATTTCCACGATACCTTACAACCGTACCAGTAGAGCCAGAGGTTCCGCCTGTAATCGTTTCACCAGTTTGAAATTGTTGTTGACCTGTTATGAACAATCTTGGTTTCGTAGAGTTACCTAAATCATCAACGAGAATTGTTGCAGTTGCTTTAGAGGTGGCACCAGTAATTGTTTCTCCAACTATGAACTTACCAGTGGTTGCATCTGTAGCATCTTCAAGGACAACTTTGTTATCGTCTGAATCTAAAACAAAAGATTCTGTTTCAAGTTCCAAGAGTAGATTGTCAATGACAACATCAACTCGTAATTCACCAGCCTCTAGATACTCAAAATAACTTTTAAGAAACTTAACAAATACAGGATGATCTGCTTGAACAAAATCAGGAACTTGACCCTCTAGGAGAGGACTGATTTTATTTGTCAGGTTTGATGAATATGGATTATCAAAGGGGGCCATGTTAATAGCTCGATGGTGTTACATAACTAGATGTTGTTGTTGATGCAGAAGTAGTTGTTCCAGTAGAAGAGTCTCCTGTTGCAATAATATCCACTGTTCCAGTTACATTAGTATTAACAAAATCTATCTTTAATATCTGATTACGAACAGGAACTATATCAAGTGAGTCTGGTGTAACTGTCAAACGAATGAATGTAGATGCAGTCTCATCAACATCTTCTACAGAAGTAATATTAATACTACTAATCTTAATCTCTCCAGTGCTGTACGTTATAGTTCCAGCAGTTTCATCTTGGTACTGACGAACACCAGCGACTACAATATATCTTCGGATATTACCAGCACCATCATCATCAAAGAACTGCACGTTAGTTGTATCACCACTTACTTTAAATCCAGTAGAAGCAAGAACTCCACCAGAAGAAGAGTTGTGACCACTATGAGGATTATAAAATGCATTGTTGAGTTGTATGGTATATGCCGTTGCAGTGCTTAAAGTTGGTGTCAGATTATGAGCCAACGTAACTGTGGTAATGTTACTCGTTATCGCAGTATCCGTATCGTCAATTAGACCTGTAACTTTTGAGTGTCTAAACGCACCATCAAACTGAGCTAGATTACTGGTATTATAATTTGTTAGAGTGGTATTGATTTTAGATGCTAGTGATGTAGCAGTCTCAGTTGTCTTACTTGAATCAAACTGAAAAGTAACACCTAATATAAGATTGGTTGTTTGTGGGTCAACAATCACAGGAGTTATGGACGCAACTGTAAAAGGACTCAGTGCAGTTATCAACGTAGATTTTTCCGTGTCTGTTAGATTATTACCAGTTGTAGATTCAATTGCAATAAAAACTTTTCCATATTCAGGCGTACTAACAACACCAAGACTTGTATCAAAAGAACCACCTTCTCCACCAAAGACTGAAACGGATTTAGTGTTTGGGAAAAATCTCTTTGCATAAACTTTGTAGTCTTCTGCTGTAACACATCGACCCTGAGAAGCGTAACTCAATGGTGCGTTGTATTTAATTGATTGAAGTGTCTCTGGTTCCGAACCAGCAGATGCAGCTGCCACGGTTGCAACTGCAACATCAGATACACTTGCAATTGTTGCTGCGTTATCAAAGAGAGCTGCACCGTTTGCAAGAGACTTGTTTGATACAATATATGTGAGTATAATTATATTGCCATCTGAAAGAGCAGAACCTATAATACCATCACCAAAATAAATTTCAAATACTCCAGCTTCCACCTCTTGTAAAAAATAAACATTACTAGATGCTGTCACTTGTGTTATATCTGTAGCTTCGGTATATGTCGTTGTGGTTGAGTCAGAGGACGATGTTTGAACTTTGACTGTCAACGTGGTAGTATCCGCTCTATTGTCGGTCAGTAAAAATCTCTGATCAATATCAGAACTATCTACCGTATATCTTGTTGTAACAAATGTCCCTTCATAGATATCTGTATTGAGAAAAGGAATACTGTTACCAGTGTTTGATTTTGTAACATCAGTAATTGTTGAAAACTTATAACCTACACCATCTACCGTTGTATTAAACACTGTTCCAGCAGGCATCGTTAAAGAATCACTATTTGTATTCAGAGTAACATCAACTATGGCTTTTGCTGCTCGTGCAGATGAAGGTGTGTATCCTAAAGTTTTTGCGTGAGAAACAATACTAGACCTAAGAGATGAACTATCTAGAAACATCTCGTTTGCAAGCATATTTGCATTGAAACCTAGATAGTGAGTGTTGTATGCAAGAACATCCAAAAGGATATTCATACCAGAACCCTCAAAATCATAGTCCGTAAATTGATCTTGAGCTTTAAGGAAAGTTTTGAGGTTAGTTTTTACCTCATCAAAATCAAATTCTGTAACTTCTAATCTTTTGTCATTTACTGCCATTATCGTAATACCTCTAGAAATACTGTCATGTCTACAAGTTCAGTGGGTGCATTAACAACAAAAAATTCTATAGTCACTTCGTATTCATTTCTATCTAAATTAGGTAAAGATCGAACACTGATTAGCCTTGCTCTTGGTTCAAAATTTTCTATAACATCTTCAACTTTTCTTGCCAGAACCACAGCAGTAATAGGTGTCATATTTTCAAATAACATATCTCTTATACCAGAACCTATTTCTGGATGAAATGGTTTCTCATAAAAGTTAGTTAATACTAAATTACGAATAGACCTCTTCACTGCTTCGACATCTGTTATTTTTTCTATATCATTTGTACCGTTTTTTCTACTAAAAAATAAATCCAAGTCTCTATATTGACGAACATTTCTAGATATATCATTTTGAGATTGTGCATCACCTAAAGCTGCATTTGAAGTAATATTCGACATTATGGACTCCTGTTCTATCTATTTATAACAGATAGGATTAAGTTTTCATATGATAACGATCTGGTTTTTTCCACCCAGCATCTTGTGCGGTTACTCTAATAAATGGTTTATTGCTTTCTGACTTTCCATTAGGATTTGTAATTGTAACCATAACTCGTTTACCCTTTGAATATGCCTTCCATTTATTTTGATATTCTTTTAATTGTGAGGTTTCTTTTCGCATATCTTTACATAACCACTTCGCTACGTTTCTACGTTCGCCTTTACTTGTTTGTTTATCTCTTGATTTTTTCTTTGCCATTATAGTGACCTTTCACTTTCACTTATACGTATTATAATAATCATGTTGATACTGATGTAATTTTATATGTTGGATCATACTCATCATATATTTTATACCTAACCTGTATTGCATATGTATCCTTTCCATTTTTGGTTTCTCTGTCATATACCCTCAAGTCTTGATTTATAATAAGATTTATCGTATCATTACCAGCTTCATCGGTGGTTTGATTTAATTCCCAAGTGTCAGCTTCATAGTTTTTTTGAAATGAAACATCTGTTCCTTTGGCATATATCATAAAGGCCTTTCTATACTTTGGTTGACCATTTCTTTTAACACCAGTTTTCACTGGCTCTTGAGTATAAGCACTGACGTTCACAATTTTAGCTGGTTGTCCTACTAAAGCAAGTTCTAATTTATCACCTTGATCTTGACCACCAGTAATAACAACAGTACCACGACCTATTTCATTCCAACTAAAGCGTTCTAGAAGTGGTGTAACCCTATTAACTTTTCCTTTAGGAGAGTAGTTACTTCTTGTAACTGTACTCTCACCGCCGCTCTCTGTGACTTTTACTGATTGACTTACTGTTGTAACCTCTTTAGTTATTGCAACACCGCCCTGTGTTTGGGTTATTTTCTTAGATTTAGTTTCAACTTTAAATACACTAGTATCTGATGTTGGCGCTTCCTCAAGAGTTGGATATACACCATTTGCTGCAGCAGTCTTTGCAGCAGTAAAGTTTGTATTTGAAACAAAGGTTGCTGCTTCCTCTGTAACAGGGCCAATAGAGGGTAGTAAAGATGCAGATGCTTTTTGAATTACATCTCCTGATGGTAAAACCTCAAAGTTTGGTATAAGACTAGATAAACTTGTGTCTGTTCCAAAGACACTAGCAGCAGATGATACAAGTGAGTTTAAATCAAATCCTGAGGCTGTAAGTGCATCACCAAAACTTGAAGTTATATCTGCAAGTAAATTTGCTGACTGTAAAGGATTCGTCAATCCACTTAGACTTTGTAGTTGTGCTTGTAGATTTACATTTGGTATATCGACTGGCTCAGGGACTAGTGATCTCAATTCAGTATTTACATCTGCTAGTTGAGATGAAAGTGCAGATGACGCTGTAGAAGCATCCGCTTGTAAATTAGACAACGCAGAAGCTTTTGTATCATTTAATTTTGACACAATATTATTAAACTGTGTATTTGCTCCTTGTAAATTTGGGGATGTAAAGTCTACCATATCTTATTCCTATTACACTCTACTGTCTTTTATCATATACTTATGCTTGCACCGTTGCATTTTGGCGTGCTATTAGTATCCAACCAGTAGATTGATAAAGCAGTATTATAGTGTCCTCAACATTGTTAAATAATATACTCGTTCCATTTATAAAGTTATCAGGAGTAACAGTGCCATTACCACCACCCTTTACCTTCATTGAAATTATTTTAATTTGCCCTTCTACACCATCTGCTAATGTATAAGCATCTGTTCCAGTTGTTGTAATCAATGTGACTCCTGTTGTCAAACTAATTGCGCCTGGCCCACTAATATTTTGCACAGTTTTGTATAAATCTAAATGTGTTAAATTATCATCCATTTCAGTATAGGTAAGTGCTGAACCTTTTGTTGACCTCTTAGTTAGTGTCATGTGCTATCTCCGCTATCGTTAAAATAAACTCCGACAAAACTTTTAAATGTTCCACTGTCTGTGCCTGGATTAAATGTTAAATACTCATCAAACACATAGTTAAATAAATTCTTTTCTGTGTCAGTTAGTGCTTCATCAAAAACATAACATTGTTGTTCCAGTGCAGTTTTGGCATCACCACTTGCAGCTGCTATGCTTGCTAACAATGTTGCATAATCTGGGTTTGCCATTTATATTCTCCTACAGTCCATCAGCGATAACATTTGTACTTCCACTTGATGATTTATTAGGCACCCAACTACCATGTCCACCAGTTGCATCACCTTTACGATGTACTGCAATACTATTTACAAATACAGTAGGGCTCCCTGCCGTAGCAGGATCACCACAAGCAGTAGTATCTCCTATACGTGTACACTTTGCACTATTCACAAATACATTTTCAGAACCAGTTGCGTATACGGTTTGATGAAATGGATTTGGTGTAGGACTTGCATGACCTATATGTAAATCTAATCCTACTCTTGTTACTTCTGGCATAGTGTCTCCTTAGCTAGTTGGGTTAATATCAACCTTATTTGTTGAACTTGGTGAACCACCACCAGATAAAATTGTGTATACAGTTCCAGCAGTCTCAGTAAATGTTGTTCCTGATGTATGAGTTTGTGCTGTTCCTGATACGATGTTCGTTGTGGTTGTAGATTGTATGTCAACTTTGCTTCCAGATTTAATTGACATGATACCAGAAGTTGTTACAGCGTTCATATTAGATGTTGCAGTTAACATCATATCATTTCCACTACTGAATAGAGTATCGGCTGCTGAGTGAAGGGTTATGTCCTTTCCTACAACGTGTGTCTCACTTCCAACTATATTGATATCAACGTCACCTTCGCCTGGGCCTGATTGTCCTTCTAGTGGCCCAACATTACCTCTTACAAATCCCTTGATAAAGAAACCGTGATTACCATTGATCTCTTCTTCAAGGTTTCCACCTGCTTCTCCAGCACCAACTCTTGTCCGTAAATTCTTGTGTATCTTCTGTGTGTAGTTTCCTTCTACCTCTAGATGGTAGTCTCCTTTGATAAGTTCTCGTACAGTCCCTACGGTTGTAAGGTTTACATCTCCCTGTATCAACACGTTTGATTTACCAGCAATGATTTCAAAATTATCACCAATAACTTTGACCATCTTCGTACCGTCTGGGTGTATCTCTTCAAACGTACCAGACTTGTGTTGTGTGAGTAATCTCTCTGCGCCTGGGCTGTCATCTACCTCTCGTATATGACCAGACTCCGATTCAAAAACATGGTTGTATGGGTAAGCAGAAGAGGTGTATGGTTGTGCGTCACTCTCTATCCCTTTTGGATGTGGCTCGTCAAAGGTTCCTCTTGTCTCTTGTATTGCCTCATCTGAAACTGCTTTAAGAAATGGTTGAGTTGCGGTAGGGATATTTTCTACTCTACGAGCTCTACGAGCAATCAAAGCCTCATGTGTTTCAGATGCTTCTCCTTGTGCAAGTCTACTTGTATCTGGTTCTCCAGCCTCATGACCAGAGTGCATCGTGTAATCATCGCCATCTACAGGATATGGCCCATAGGCAGGATCACCTTTAAATGCAACCTGTACAGAATACTGTCCTCTAGGATCATTAAATCCCTTTGATGGGTCTGCTGGTTCATCAGGTACGCCAGGCAATGTACCCATGATAACGAGTTGTTGTTTCTCTGGATCACGAAAGAAACCCACAACGTAACTTCCCTCTACGAGAAAAGAGGGAGTGTTACCCATACCATGCATACAGGGATCAGTGACAGGATGCATCACATGAGCCCAAGGTAAATCTGTTGTGGGTAGGTCTGTTAGGTCAGCAGTGTGGTATCCAAGACAACGAACACGAACTCTGCCCAAAGCCGATGGATCGTTACGGTCTTCTACAACCCCAACGAACCATACGAATCCGTCTTGTCCCATAAAGTGACTTTGTTCAACCATTTAAACCTCACAAGTGTGTGAGATTATTTATAATGATTAATGAAGGTCTGGATCACGCCCTAGGCCAGTAACGTGAATTTTATATTCTTCTATTGCCAGTTGACCGTTTAAAGGTAACTGTTCCAATGTTGCCCATGCTTCATCATACGTAGTAAGACCCTCACATATCACTTCTAGGTTATGTGTATCGACTATTTTGAATAGCATAAAGGATATTTAGACAAAAAATATTTTAGAAAAATTCTTTTGCGGCTGCATACTCTACTCCTGTAGAGGTTTTGATCTCAAAAAATACCGAATCTGCGTGTTTTTCTTTTACTGGAACATACTTTTTAGTCTTTTTAGACCAGTATTCAACCTCACCGTCCCTCAATCTCACATCATCATATGAGTCTGATAGCACTTCAGTGAGCTCCCCAGAGAAGATGTCACCAACTTCATTCTCAAACTTTACTTCATTACCAATCTTTAACATTATTAAATTTCTTTCTTATCAACGACTATTTGTGTTTTACGGTTTTCCCAAGCTTGATGTTCTGCAGCTTGTTTCATTTTATCACCACGTTTCTTTGCAGCCCTAAGTTCTTCTACAAACTTTCCTGCTTTAGAATCTCCTTCTGGAGTTGTGATATCAATGTCCTTTGGCATTGTGATGGTGGTATGGTCTTTCTTGTGAAACCCTTCTTCTGAAATCTTACTTCCCTTACTCTGTTGCCATGCGTTATCTA